CCCCCTAACGGACAACCTCAGGGAGTCCCGCAGCAACAAGCGGCTCCTACAGAGACTTCGTTAAGGCCGCCTAAAAAACCGCCCAAACCAGTCAACTATAATGAGGTCGATGCGTATAATGATCCCGAAAGCATATCTTTCAAATACAGACTGAACAAAGAACGTTTCAATGATGCTTATATTGGATATCTTGAATTAAAAGATAGACAGCGTGAGGCTCAAATGAAAAGAGCATATAATGAACAGTTGGTGCAGCAACAAGCCCAAATGCTTCAAACCAATGCAATTTCTCATGCCCAGAATTCTTGGGGATGGGAAAATGGCAAAGCTCAGGAATTTGTTCAGTGGGCAACTGATCCTAATAATGTTACAATGGATCATCTTGCCAAGCTGTTTGAAATGAAAGATGGAGCGAATCGGGATGTGGTTCAGCAAAAGGCAGCAGAAATGCAAAGATCAAAACAGGTACTCACGATGCCAAGGACTGCTTCTGTAGAGTCTGGCAGATCAGAGTCTCCTATGACAGATGAACAAGTGTTTAATGCCGGATTGATGAGCCTTAAAAGATAAAGGATAGAGACAAATGGCAGCAACTGAAAAGCTATTAAAGGGCTCTGGTGTACTATATACGGATCGAAGGAATTTCTACGTTGACCCTGGAGTAACAAGAGAACTCTGGACAGACGTAGCTCCCTTCACCACGGTGATTTCAAACCGTGAAACCCGTTCAGTACCGGACCCAATTTTTAAGATGTTTGAACATCGTAACCCCTGGGTAAAACAGTCTCTCCTAAATGATGGTGATACTGAAAACCTTAACCCTGACACAACAACCAATACAACCATAACTGTAGATACGCCAGTTAACTGCAATATCGACGACAGTCTTATTGGAGCAATTTGCGAAGTATGGACTACTGGTCATGGTAATAAAAAGGCTATTGTGAGAGTTGACTCTGTAACAAGTTCAACTATTATCGTAGTTAATACACTGTGGACAGATACAGGATCTACATTAGCACTTGTTGACAATGATATATTTGAAATCATTGGTAATGCACAAGGCGAAGGTACATCCTCTCCAGAAGCATGGGCCGATGAACTGCAGGTGGTTTGGAATTCTACACAGATTTTCAAAACTCCCTTACAGATCACAGGAACACTTCTAGCTGCGTCTTTACGTGGAGAAGAGAGTGAACTGGCACGTCTTCGTGCACAGAAGTCTCAAGAACACAAGATGCAGAAAGAAAAAGCGTTTCTGTTTGGAACTCGTGTTGGTGGAACCAACTTGGGTGATAACTTAAGCGGAAGTAGTGATGATGCATTTGCAGATGGTGGAGTTCTTGATGCTGATGGAAACCTAGTTAGAACAACTTATGGTATAGTAAAGGCTATTGAAGACTTTGGTACCTCAAGTGGTGATGATCAAAGTATCTTCACAGTATCAGAAGCATCATACACCTATTCAAGCTTTGTGGATGACATGGAAAAGGTTTTTCAGTATGTCCCTGAAGCTGGTGTAAAGCGTGCTTTCTGTGGAGCTGGTGCTCTTAGTTATTGGTCAAAGATGGCTGGTACTACAGGAATGGCTGGAAACTCAGGTTGGACAGTTAACTTAAGTGACATGAGACGTGATTCTCTTGGATTTAATTACAAAATCCTTGAAACGCCTCATGGCATCTTACAGTTAATTCCAACGCCCGCATTACGTGGTGTTCCTTATACAGGAAAAATGCTTATTGTGAGTGATGAGAATCTGTTCCATGCACAATACCGTGCACCGATGTATCAAACAAACATCAAAACGGATAATGCTTTTGATGCAGTAAAAGATCAATACTTCAGCGATGAAGGTATTGGTGTTCAGCTGATTGAAAGTCACAACTTAATGTCAGTAACCTCATAAGAAAGGAGTAGCAGATGGCTAGACCTTACTTAGGTGGATCAAGTGCTGCAAGCGTAAGCAAAACTGCAAGCTTTACTATCGGAACATCCGATCATGGAAAAGCGTTCATTTTATCTGGTGGAGCAGTTACCATTACGCTACCTACTATGTCGAGCTCCTTTTCCGGATCTAGCTTTAAAGTTATATCCGGCGCTACTAGTGCACATGTAATAAGTGGCGGTGCAAGCTTAATCTACTATCACGGTAGTTATGGAACTGATCATGCAACAAATACTGGTAGAGATATACACGAAACTGTATCATCTCTTACATTAAATGCTGGTGCAATTAATGATACGATTGACATTTTTTGCGATGGTACCTACTGGTTATGCAGTGGTTCAACAAAAGCTACTGTAGATGCTGGTTAATAATCAAGTCTAACAGAACTAGGGGCAGGTCGTATAAAGGTCCTGCCCCATATCTGTTGAAAAATTAAAGGAAATTAATGGCAACATTTGAAGTACAAGTAGAATCTTTAACTGGACTGGATATTGGAGCTTCGACTTTTCCAGACCAAGATAACCTTACACAGTATCTTATTGACGGTGTTCTTGACGTTACAGAGAAATGGTTAAGAAGAAACCCGCAGGATAAAGAACGTTTTATGACAGTTACTGCGGAAGGAGCAAGTCAGGGAGTTCTTGGTACTGAGGCTCAGATAGTATCTGTTGTAAGAGAATCTGGTACTGATGATGATTGGATTCCATGTAAAAAGATTGGCCTTGCAATGCAGGGACCAGCCGCTAATACTGATAGTATATACTTAGCAAGTGCAAATGATCCTGTGTTTGCTATAGAATCAAATGGAGTTGTTAATGTATATCCAGCTCCCGGTGCAACAACTAATGCATACAAAGTATATTATGTTAATAACGAACCAGTAGATGAAGATGCTAATCCTCTTACTTATGCTGATGATGGAATAAAGTTTTTTCCTAAAGGTAAGATTCCATTGGTTGTCATGAATGCAAGTATGAAATGTTTATTGTTTGCAGCTCAATATTTACAGACAAGTCTTTTCACAGGTACTATTACAAATGCACTATCTTATGCAAACCAACAAATAGACGCTATCATAGCTGGATCAGGTCCAATTGATAAAATAATATTAGAAGTAACAGAAGCTGTCTCTTTAACGGACAGTGCCGGATCTGGTATTCAGTTTGCAGTTGATGGAATGGCAACAGCTGTAGCTAAGTTTAGAGCAGATGGTAGTGATCCTGTTCTATTCGGAGATGAAACTCAGTATGAGACTGGAGTTGGAATGACAAGAGTAAAAGCTGCCCTTGATAATGCAGAAGATGTTATTAATAGTAATCAACCATCTGCCACTACAGATGCGTTTGGAGCACAGGCTAATGAAGATATTGAACTTGTGACATCCGCTCTTTCGATAGCCTCACAGGAGATCGCAAGAGCAGATGCTCATATTAGTGAATTCAATGCAGCCGCGGACAATCTTGTTAAAGAAATAGAAGGCTTTGGAAGTGAAGCAGGATCTAGAATTTCCTGGATTGATTCTAAGTCTACAGTATGGAATGGCTGGTCAACTGAAATATCATCAAGACTTGAAACTGCAGCGGGCTACATGTCTGAAGCAGGGAAAAGAATGGAAATATATAGTAAGCAATATGAATGGTATTTAAATCTTTATAATGAAATCAAAAGAGATTATATAGCTGCTTTTGGAATAGAGACTAAGGAAGCACAGTGACACAAAAACAAATTATTGAACATATTAGGCAGCATCACCCACAAGCCACAGACGTCCAGATAAGAGGATGGGTGAATCAGGCCATGGATGAGTTTTGCAGAAAAACAAAGATTATTACAGGTGCAGTTACATTTAATACAACTGCAGATCTAAGGTGGTATGGTCTTCCTGATAACGTAGTTGAGGTAGTTAGTGTTGATTTTGATGGTTATAAGATCCCAAGACTGGTTAATCAACCAGAGAAAAGAGATCTAACATAATGGCAACTAACTATACAAAGCCTGAGGTTTACTGGATAGATAGAGACTCTATAGCTATTGCTACCCAGTCTGCTACGTCTGGAGAACTTTCTGGTCCTGCCGCTAAATTGGTTACGTTGTTTGTAGTAAAAAATGCTACACATTTTACAGGAACATTAACTACTGATATAACCGATCTTGGTATTCCTTTTGAATTCATAGATGCTATCATAGCTAAGGCTGTTTCA